TGGTTCCTCAAGCAGAGGGTAAAGTTGGCACAGTTACTTTTAGTGGGGCTGTTGTCACTCCTGTTGAGTTAACAGGTGTTTCTTCCACTATTACACTTGGGTCTGTAACAGTTTCTGTAACAACGTCAACATCGACCTTTGACTCAACAAGTGTTACACTTGATGCAACAAGTAGGACTTTTGACGAGGCTTAAATGGCAAAACAAACAGTAGGAATTGGATCAAGCGCAAACGATGGCACAGGTGATACTCTTCGTGCTGGTGCGGATAAGATTAATGACAATTTCAATGAGATTTATGCAGCGTTAGGAAACAGTTCTAGCGTTTTGACTGATATAATAGATGCAAATGGTCTTTTTGATGTTAGTTCTGGTGCAAACAAAATAGTCTTTTATTATGGTGCTTTGAGCGATTTACCTAGTGCTTCAACATATCATGGAGCTGTAGCTCACGTTCACGCAACTGGTGGGCTGTATTTTGCTCATGGTGGGGTTTGGATTAGGTTAAACGATGAAACCACTGGTCCTGTAACTAAATACACCACAACGGCGGCTACAGGATCAGCTTATCAATTTTCTGGTCCGGGTGCTACTTCCGGAAATAATCCTAATTTTACCTTTTACAAAGGACATACTTACATAATAGATAACTCTAGTCATGTTAGTGGTCATCCTTTACAAATAAGAACCAGTTCCGGGGGCTCCGCGTTTACAACAGGTGTTACAGAAAATTACAATAGTGTTACAGGTGTTACACAATTTATTGTGCCACATGAACCAAGTGATACTTCTTTGGTATATCAATGCACTGTGCATAGCAGCATGGTCGGAAACATAACAATAGTGTAAAAAATGACTTATACACATACTACCTTAAAAACAGCTATCCAAGATTACACAGAAAACAGTGAGACTACGTTTGTTAATAATCTTGATAATTTCATTAAAAACACAGAAGAACGACTATTAAAACTAGTTGATCTTGATTTTTTTAGGAAAAACGCAACAGCGTCAACCACTTCTGGCAATAAATTTTTAGCCGCTCCTTCAGATTATTTAGCATCTTTCTCTTTATCTATAGTAAAAAACAATGAAAATGTTTTTTTACTTCAGAAGGATGTTAATTTTTTGCAGGAGTACACGCCTAACCCATCTACCACAGGTACACCTAAGTATTACAGTTTGTTTGATGTAGACAACTTTATACTAGCTCCTACTCCAGACGCTGCTTATACTTGTGAACTTCATTATTATTATCGACCAAGTTCTATAACTGGAAGTGCAGGTACTTCATGGTTTGGAGAAAATGCTCCAGATGTTCTTTTATACGGTTGTTTAGTGGATGCCTACACCTTTATGAAAGGAGATCCTTCTCTATCGCAAGAATATGAAAAGCGGTTTATTGAGGCTGCTACTCGTTTAAAACTTTATGCAGAAGGTGTAGAGAATACAGATGCTTATAGAGAGGGATTAACAAGAGTTAGGAAACAATGAAAAAAAACCTGAAAGGGAAAGAAATCGCTATTGTAGCTATGGGAGGCAGCTTTAGCGATTTTGTTTTACATAGGATAAATTCTAAAAAATTTGATGAAATCTGGGGTATAAATTGTATAGGTGCGGTATTACAAGTTGACCGCACTTTTATGATGGACCCAGCAGAGCGTTTTTTAGATGACGTAAAAGCTGGAAAACAAACAGGGATAGCAAAAGAGTTTTTGTTACAGACCCCAAATAAGGGCCCGATTTATTCTTGTGCTTTAGATAGTAGAGTGCCTGAAATAATAGAGTATCCCTTGGAAAAAGTTATAAAAGACGTGTCTTTTTGTTACTTCAACAATACCGTGGCTTACGCCATGGCCTTTGCTATTTACTCCAAAGTTGCAAAAGTATGCCTGTATGGCATAGATTTTAGTTACAAAGAAAACATTCATTTTGCAGAAGCGGGCAGGGCCTGTGTAGAGTTTTGGTGTGCAGCGGCTTTGTCTAGAGGAGTGCTTGTTGAAGTAGCTCCTCATTCTGGTCTTTTAGACACCAATGTTCCTGAAAACGAAAAGTTGTATGGTTATCATCGACTTGAAGATCCTTTAGTTCAAAGAATGGTGGATAATCAGCTTGTTGTGTCTAAACAAAGCAAGTTGTCTAAATATTTACACGAAGAGGGCTTATCGCCCCCAGAACCTTTAGATGGAAAAGATCCTGTTTTAATAGGCAGGCACGATATACCAAACGTAAGTTATGAGGAAGAAAATGATTAGTTTTGAAACAGGTGTGCAGGTATCTTCTGTTAATGTTATGACTTCTGATGGTGGCGGTCATTCCACAGAACAATTAGTTGAATTAGCTATGGATAAAATTATGTCTGTGTCTAACACGGCTCCTCCTGCAATACGAGATCAAGCCGAGGCTTTTCAAAATCATTTGCGTCATGTATTATATCATTACATGGAGTTGGCGCGCCGAGAAGAACGTGCTACTATCGCCAACAAGATGTCACAGGCTGGAAACAGCGACATGGCTGAACTTGTTAGGAGAATATAGACATGGCTATAGCACAAGCAATGTGCACCTCTTTTAAAAAAGAACTTTTAGAGGGTGTGCACAACTTTAAAAACTCAGGTGGCGACACCTTTAAACTGGCTTTATACGCAGAAGGTGGTGGCGGAAAATCCTCCACAACTGCAACATTAGGTGCTACGACTACCGCGTTTACAACGACTGGTGAAGTTGCAAATAGTGGGTCATATGCATCTGGTGGTGGAACTCTAACTAGAGTAGACCCGACATCATCTGGAACAACAGCTTTTACAGATTTTGCTGACTTAAGTTTTACTACAGCAACGATCACTGCAATGGGTGCTTTAATATACAACAGCACAGACAGTAACAAAGCCGTGGCTGTACTAGATTTTACAAGTAATAAGTCATCTACATCTGGCACGTTTACAATACAGTTTCCAACGGCAAACGGATCCAGCGCAATCATCCGTATTGCCTAAAGGCAGGCTATTATGTCTGTAAACGGTTGGGGTCAAGGTGCGTGGAACGCAAGTGGTTGGGGCGGTTTTGCTGATGCCACAGTGGCTGTTACAGGACTCGCTTCAACTTCAGCCTTGGGCGATGAATCTGTCTCTGCTGGTGCACTCGTATCACCAACAGGCGTTGCGGGAACAACTGCTGTAGGCACTGTATTTATTTTTATAGCAAACGTAGCAGAGCTTACAAGTGTCACTGCGACTGGTGCAGTAGGCACAGTTGTTGTTTCAATACCTGTGTCTTTTTCCGTAACAGGTGTTTTAGGAACAACCGAAAGTCTTACTGGTTGGGGTAATGGAACTTGGGGTGAGGGTGTATGGGGTGGCGGTGTCAACGCTGACGTTGGCCAGATTATCACCCCTTCAAGTTTGGTAGGCACTACAAACTTAAACACTCCAACTGTTGTTGGTAACTCAACCACAACTGTTACAGGTGTTGTAGGAACAACACTTCTTGAGTCGGTTTTAGTTGGTGCAGGAGCGATTGCTACTGAAGACAGCTTAGTTGGTTCTGTTGGGCTTGGCGATGAAAGTGTTGTTGGAACGTGTGTTTTAACTCTCACAGGAGTTGCTGGCACAGGCACACTTGCTAGTATAGACATTGAAACTAACACAGGTGCGCCTACTACAGGAGTTGCTGCAACATCCGCTTTAGGTAGTGAAACTATTATTATAGATGTTGCACCTACTCCTACTGGAATAGCTATGACATCAGGTCTTGGCAGTGAATCGGTAGTTGGCACGGCTGTTGTGTCATTAACAGGAGTGGTTGGAACAGGCAATATTTCTGACCCTATAATTTGGGGCAGGATTGTTCCATCAACCTCTAACATTTGGACAGAGGTTGCGGCATAAAAAATATTGCTGTATATTTGTTTGAAACCCTGAAAAGGAAATGAGACATGGCTAGTTCATACACAAACATTGGTCTTGAAAAACCCGCTACCGGCGAACAGGCTGGAACTTGGGGCGATACAACTAATACAAATTTTGATATTGTTGATCGTCTTGGTGGAGTGGGAAACATTTCACTTAGCGGCACTACGCATACGTTAACTGCTAGTGACGGAACGGCATCAGAGGCTCAGTTTAATTTTTTAAATTTAACAGGCTCTCCCTCTGGTACAAACACGATTACAATATCACCCAACACACTTAAAAAGTTCTTTATTGTTAACAATGGGTCTGGTCAAACAGCAACCTTTACACAGGGTTCTGGTGCAGATGTAAGTGTAAGCAACGGAACCTCTAAAATTATTTTCTGTGACGGTGCTGGTAGTGGGGCTGCTGTAACAGATGTTAGTAATGTGCTTTCAGTTCCTACCGACCTTGTTAACGACACGAGTCCGCAGCTTGGAGGTACGCTGGACACGAATAGTCAGGCTATTCAATTTGGTTCAAGTAAGTGGACAATAGAGTTGAGCGGTAACAATCTGTTATTTAAGTATAATGGCACTGCAAAAATTAAGTTTGCAGATGACGGTGAGATTGTAACTGTTGATGATGTAACTGCATTTGGGTCAATCTAATGGCTATCGCATCGAGTGGCGCAGTTAGTTTTTCGGATTTACGAACTGAGTTCGTAGGTGGATCTTCTGCTATCTCATATTCAGATTTGTATCGTGGTGGAACAAACATAAAAGCCAAAGCTAATGACAACACTGCTACAAATCTTGCCGCATCTGTTCCGACAAGCGGTGAAATTAAAATTGCAGACTTTAGAAGCACAGCTAAGGGCTTTCGCAAAACATATACCAGCGGTGCAACCAATCAAAATGCCAGTACAATTTTTGGCGATGATTTTGATTTGGATTATCCAAAAGAAATCGTGATTAATAGTGGTGTTGAGTTAGGTGCAACAAGCTCATCAGAGGAAGCATTAGAAATACCGTCAGGTGGTGCAGGTACGATTACAATCACAAACAATGGCACACTATCTGGTGCAGGTGGCACTGCTGGTGGTAATGGCGGTGACGCGTTTGAAGCAGCAACCACTTGCACGTTTATTAACAACGGCCTTGTTCGTGCAGGTGGTGGTGGGGGCGGTCAGGGCGGCACTGGTGGTCAAGGCTCATACTCAAGCACCAGTTACGGCTCTGAGCTATATAATTTAGGTGGTGAAAACCCTTCTACATATTATAGAAAGCGTGGAAGCGTTCATGATGTGCTTCTGAATGATAGTTTTCTTGTATATGGGGGTTCAGGTTTTCCAGCATTTTCAGGGGGCTATGCAAGAAGAAGTTTACGGCTCAACGACACCTACCAATATTATGCCATAAGCACCTATTCAACTAGCACTACCTACACAAGCGGTGGTTCTGGTGGATCAGGGGGTGTAGGCACAGGATATAATCAATCTGCTGCTAGTGGCTCTGGTGGAGCTAGTGGCGGCACTAATGCTGGCGCAGGTGGCACTGGCGGCACTGGTGGTGATTTTGGCAGTGCTGGATCTACTGGATCTACTGGATCTAACGGGAATTACTCTAACGGGTCTGCTGGGGCTGCTGGTGGTATTGCTGGAAAATACGCTAGGTCGTCAGGAGGAACTCTGACCTTTACTAACAATGGAACCGTTCAAGGAAACGCCCCATAATATATAGAGGATAAATACAATGAGTATGGAATACACGGTATCAGAAATTAATAATGGAACCGCAAAGATTACATTTACTGACGGTACATGGACTTTTCTTGAGTTAGAGTCAAAATGGACTGAAGCAGACTTAGACGATGTTGTTTATCGAATATATCCAGCACATCTTAAAACAACTGGTTCTGTGCCATCGTTTTTATCTGCTGGACAAAAAAGAACTGCAAAGGCCGTTGTAGTAGAAGAATCAGAATAAAGAGGTAAAACATGCCTCTAACTAAGTTACAGTTTAAACCCGGAATAAATAAAGAGACTACTTCATATAGCAATGAAGGTGGTTGGAATGACTGTGACAAAGTTAGGTTTCGTTTTGGTTATCCTGAGAAGATAGGTGGTTGGGAAAAATTATCTAATAACACCTACCTTGGCACACCTAGAACTTTACATACTTGGACAAATTTAGCTGGTGACAAATTCCTTGGTTTAGGTACAGATAGAAAATATTACATTGAGTCTGGTGGCATATATAATGACATTACACCCATAAGACGTAGTGTTAAAAAACCAGTTGATGTTGATGTAGAAAGCACCGTAACAGGTTTAAGTTTAACAGCTAGTCTTGGTTCTGTTACACTTGATGCAACAGAAGTAATTGAAACTAAGGCTGAAATAGTTGGTGTAACTGTTCTTGGCACAGTTGAGGTGTCTATAGAGCCGGGTGTTCTTGTTCCTGTAGGCGATTAAGAGGTGAAATATGACAAACGTAATTGTTTCTCCTTCTGGTTTTTTAGCCTCGTCTGGCCTTGGTTCTCCTTCTGTTAATATCAACGCTGCGCCTGTCGCAAACGCAGTTATTACGTTTACAAGCACTTTTAACAGTACAACTGTTACCATAACAGACAACAATCATGGGGCGTTAACTGGAGATTTTGTCACGTTCACAAGTTGTGAATTGCCTTCACAACTTAGCTCTTTAGTTACTTTATTAGTAAAAGAACATGAGATTATAACCGTTCCCACCAGTAATACTTACACTATTACTCTTTCTTCAAACGCTGGTTTTACCTTAACCAATTCAGGCTTGATTGAGGCTGAATATCAATTAAATAGAGGTTCAACAAGACAGCTACTAGGTTCTGGTTGGGGTGCTGGAACTTGGGGTGCCGATGGTTGGGGTCTGGCATCGTCTGAACCCATTTCAACGACCACGGGCCTCCGCATATATACACAAGATAACTTTGGTGAAAACTTAATACTTTGTCCAAGAGGTGGAGAATTATTCTTTTGGCGTGAAAATGACGGTGTGTCTACCAGAGCGTTTAAAATAAGCGAGTTTAGTACATCTGTGCCTTTGCAGAACAGGCAGGTTATGGTTACGAGCGACCGTCATGTTCTTGTTTTTGGCACTACGCCACAAGGATCTACTGAGCTGGATAGGCTTTTAATCAGGTTTAGTGACCAAGAAAATGCCTTTGATTGGGAGGCAACCGCTACCAACACTGCTGGTGATTTAAGGGTTGAGAGCGGATCGGCAATCATACAAGCGGTTAAAACACGTAGAGAAATAATAGTTCTCACCGACTCCTCTGTTCATAGTATGCAGTTTATAGGGCCTCCTTTTACTTTTGGCATAAACCAGATATCTACCAACACCACCGCTATATCCCCAATGGGGGCAGTGGCTGTAGAAGACGCTGTGTTTTGGATGGGCAAGAACAGGTTTTATATTTATGAAGGACGAGTGCAGCCCATACCATGCACCGTTAGAGATCATGTTTTCAATGACTTAAATGAAGATGCATTTGAAAAGATTGTAGCAGGAGTCAACTCTGAGTTTGGTGAGGTGTTTTGGTTTTATCCATCTGCTTCAGCAACAGAGAATGACAAGTATGTAGTTTATAACTATGAACAAAAGATTTGGTATGTAGGTGCATTTGGCAGGTCTGCTTGGGTTGATAAGGGCGTTTACGAATACCCAATGGCAAGTGTTGCTACTTTAATTTATAACCATGAAAAGACTAATGACGATGATGGCACTGCTATGACATCGTTTATTGAGTCAAGCCCAATAGATATAGGTGACGGTGATAGTTTTGTTTTTGTTCAACGCTTAATACCAGATATTAGCTTCAACAACTCTGAAACAAGTGCGGATAACCAAGCTGTTTTCACTATAAAAGGAGAAAGATTTCCGGGAACAGGGTATGTAACCTCAAAAACAGTGAATGTTGGTGATAGTGCTACACAAAGTTTTGTTCGTGTAAGGGGCAGATCGTTTGGTGTAAGGGTTGAGTCCAGCAATACTCTTATGAACTGGAGACTTGGTTCACCAAGAGTTGAAGTTGTTCAGGACGGTAAGAGATGAGCGTTAGTAAAGTACCTTTACCTCAATTTCCGTTGCCTCCAGCAGAGTATGACCGTATTTATTTTGATGAACTTATTCGTTCTTTAACGCAAATTGTTACACAAATACAAAATCCCGGTGAACTAAGAGGCACCACAATAACCCTTACAGACCTTCCTACTTCTCCCACAGGGTTGGAGACGGGAGCACTATATAACGATAGCGGTACAGTAAAGGTAGTCACCTAATAGACTAGATAAGAAAAACATTGTATATTATGGGTGTGAAACCAGATTTGAGTGGTTGATATGAAAAGCACAGCGGCAAAAAAAGAAGAGTTTACGTTTCCCTCCGGTGGTATCGCCGACTTTTACATGGAGGATCACGAAATTGAAGCCCTTGAAAAAGAAGAGGCAGAACAAGAGTTTGGCTCTGCGGGTATTGCTACTTTTAATCCTATCGCCCGTCGTATGGCTTCTTATGGTCGTTATGGCGATGATACCGTAGCTCACGTTGAAACAGGTGAGCTCGTTGTACCAAAAGCCTTAATCGATAGTAATCCAAAATTAAAGGACTCTATTTTTAGTCATCTACGAGAACTAGGTGTAGAAGACCCAGAACAATATATTGTCGGTTCTGGCGTAAACTCTATCAACCCGGATACAGGTATGCCGGAGTTTTTCTTAAAGAAAATATTTAAGGGTATTAAAAAAGCTGTTTCTGGCGTTGCTAGAGGCGTTAAAAAGGCATTTAAAGGTGTTGGCAAAATCCTTAAAAAAGTAGCTCCTATCGTTTTGCCTATCGCATTAGCAATGACTCCGCTTGGACCTATTTATGGAGCTGCCCTTGGCTCTGGTATTGGTACTTTAGTATCTGGGGGAGACATAAAAGATGCTTTTAAGAGTGCGTTGATTGCAGGTGGCACAGGCGCGTTGTTCTCAGGGTTTACCGGTAAGGGAGCTACTTTTACTGAAAAAGTGGGCAATGCTTTGTCCGATCCGGCCGGTCGGCTTGCTCAAACAGCATCTGGAGTAAAAGGCACCTTTACCGGTAAGGGGTTAACTGGTGAAGGCACGTTGTTCACTGATTTTGTGCCAACCACAGAAGTCCCTACAGTAACGTCCGATGCGAGCACTGGGTTCCAAAACCAATATGCAGATTCTGGAGTAATTAAGACAGACGTGGGCACTGGTCGACTACAAGTGGGCGAGGCTATGACACCCGGTTCAGACGCGTCCGATTTCTTAGTAAAACAAGCGCAGGACAGGAGTCTTTCCGCCATAGACCAGCGTCTTTCTGATGTGAGCGACAGAGCCTCTAATTTACTTGGTTCTGGAACAGGTGACGTTGCGTCTATTGCAAAAGAGCCTAGTATGTTTGAAACTGCCGGGGACTATTTGTTCCGCGGGGGACAGTCCAAGGCTGATATTGCTGCGGCAAAATCTTTAGCTAGAAGTAATCAAGTATCTAAGACACTAGCTGAGTACGGGTATAAAACATTGAAAGATGCTCCGCTTTCTGTCCAAAACGCTGCTATAGCCGCGGGCGACGCTGCGGCGAAAGCAGCAGGGCTCGGTCTATTAGCTAGATTTGGACCTTCTCTTGCTCTTGCTGGAGCGGGAGCCGCGGCAGGCGGTTTCTTTAAAAAACCAGAGGATCCTGAGCTAAACATAGACGATATTCAGGGTGAAACTGGTTCAGATTTACTGGCTAAAGATCCGAGTAAATACTTGGTAGAGGGCGGAGATACTCGTATCCGTGGTGCAGATGGTCAGTATGTTATTCCAACAAATTATCAGTTTATGGGTCAGATACCTGATTTTAAAAATATTTACCCACAAGCCTTTGCAGCAGACGGAGGGGAAATATTTCCAAGGCGTACCGGCGGAATTATGCCAAACGAAGGAACTCCCGGTAAAGACAGTGTTAGAGCTATGCTGATGCCCGGTGAGTTTGTTATGACCACTGATGCAGTAAAAGGCATGGGCGATGGTAACAATGAAAAAGGCATAAATCGTATGTATGACATGATGCGTAACCTTGAGTCTCGTGGAAAGGCAATGGCATAATGGCAACAGATACCCAAATTCAAATTGTTCGTGAAGATCCGGCGATTGAAGCCTATAAGCTGGGGCTTCTTGAGTCAGCTAAAAAACTTGCTGACCAACCAATTACGCTTCCTGAACAGCAAATTGCAGAAATGTCCGGTCTTTCTACGGCTGCGATTGACATGGCACAGCAGGGTCTTGGGTCATATCTTCCTTATCTACAACAGGCAGGCCAAGCCTTAGACCCATCTGGCATTTCTGCGTATATGAACCCTTTCCAAGACGCTGTTCAAGCTGAAATTGACCGCTCATACGACATACAACAAAGACAAGCGGCCGCGGGGGCTGTGGGACAAGGCGCGTTCGGCGGATCGCGGGCCGCGGTCCAACAAGCAGAGGTGGATCGGAACAGAGCGCAGGCACTGGCACAGTCGCAGGCTCAAAACTTTTTACAAGCGCAACAGGCACAAAGACAAGCCGCACAAGACTTCGGTCGCATGGCAGAGCTTAGTCAGGGGCTACAACAGCGTGAGACCGGTTACTTGTTTGATTTGGGTAAACAGCAGCAAGCTCAACAACAAGCAGAAATTGAGGCAGAGCGTCAAAGCCAGCTCCAGCAACTATACGAGCCTTATCAGCGTTATGGTTTCTTATCAGATATTTATAAAGGTGCTCCTACGAGTCAGCAAACCATTGCTTCTTCTACTGCACCAAGTGTTTCACCAGCTCAGCAATTCCTTGGTCTGGGCATAGCAGGATTGTCCGCGGCAGGCGGAGCAGCAAAAGCGGGGTTATTCGGATGAACAGAAGTGTACTAGCGCGGCAAATGTTTGCTAAGGGCGGAGCTGCTTTTCCTGACTTAACAGGAGACGGTAAAATTACGCAGGCTGATATTCTAAAAGGTCGCGGCGTAGAGTTCAAGCAAGAGGGCGGTATCGCCGGTATGATGCCAGAACAGCCCCCTGCCATAGCAGCCGGTATGGCCGCAGGACAAGCGGCTATGATGCCAGATCCCGGTGCTCCTGCTCAACAGGCGGCCGGTGCCATAGATCCTACAGTGATACAACAAATGTTGTCCGGTGCGGCCGAAGCCGGTATCGGTGATTTAGAAAACATGGAAGACCCTGAAGATTTAATGAACGCTATTCGTGGCGATGATGCCAGTGTTGAAGAGCGTTATGCAGAACTAGCTCAGGTTGTGGGCCCTGAAGATGCTCAACAAACACCAGAATCCGTTTTGGCTCTGGTTCAGCCCGTTATGATGATGGCCTCTGTCGATCAGGGCATTGGCGAGCTTGCTCAAGAAGAAATGTCTGCTCCGGTAGAGGGTGCGATGGCACAGGGCATAATGTCCACAGTTGCTCCACCTGAACCACAGCCGATGCCCATGGAGGGGGCACCTCCCGTAAATTTTAAAGATGGCGGGCTGGTCCGCCGCGGAGACAACCAGCCGGTCTTAAAGTTTCAGAACGCAGGCGTAGTTCCTGACCCAATTAAAGATGCGGGTCGGTTAGGTGAGCTATATAAGCAAAGAGAAGGTCTTTACACCAGCATCGTTGGTGACCCTACCGCTGACCTTGAAGAGCAGAAGAAGCTAACGCAGTCTCAAATGCTGTTTGACATTGCTAATACAGCGTTGGCTTTTGCCGCACCTATGCAAGGTGAACGGCCCGGTATGAGTGCGGCAGAACGCTTGGCTTTTGCAGCGCGGACCACGCAACTTCCGCAGACCATTGGTGCTCGTGCACAAGCGCAACGCGATAAAGAGGCCGCGGCTAAAGCACAGCAGCAGCAGCTTAAACTGTCGGCTCTTGGCGCAGCAGAAACAGGTCTTGCGGCGGAAGAAAAAGCTAAAGCTGATGCAAAAAAATCCGCTCTTGAAGCTGGTTACAGAATACAAGAAATTCTTTTGAAACAAACTGGTGATATGGAGTTAGCTCAAAGTCAGGCAAACTGGAAAGCCTCTTTGCAGGATGACCAACAAGCGGCGGCAGAAGCTATAGAGCGGTTAAAACAGGTTGGAGACAAAGAGTCAATTAGGCTTAGTAAGCAACTTGAACAGAAAAACGCCATTGCACAACAACTTTTAAGGGGTGAACAGGCAATAGAAGAAATTGGTTTAAGGGCTATGAACGATATTGCGGCCTTGGACAAAAAGCACGTTCAAGCCCTAGCACTTCAAGAAAACAGTCAAGCCCTAGCTCGTGAGATGAAAGAGATAGACGTTCAGATGAAGTCTATTGATCAGTCTATTGCCATGTACGACCAAGAGCTTAAAGAAGCTGATATGACGCAACGTGCGGCGATTGAAGCAAATAGACAAGTTGCTGAACAGCAAAGGATTGCGCTTCAAGAAAGAGAAGTAAAAGTTAAAGAAGCTGCCGCAGGTCTGAATATCTTTGGTAAAGGAACTGAAGGGGCTATTTTACAGCTAGTTAGTAATCAAGAGTTGTTAACACGTTATGGCAATGGAGAGACTTCAGCTCAAGAAGATGCAACTTTGGAACAGGCGATTAACGTCTTTACAGCCACTTCTGATTCGGTGGACCCAACCACCGGTGCAATAGTAACAAAACCGGGCGGTACTTTGACTGACGCCGCAACCGCGGCAATTAAAAAGCGTTCAGGGTTGACCGGAAACAAATCGCTACCGGCTATTGCTTCTATTGTGGCGGCTCCTGAAACAATGCGCCAAAAGACTAATACGATTGACTTCAACAGCACTTTGTTTAGCCCGGAAAGCGGTGCCGTAAACCTTCAGTCTGAGTCTTGGGCTAAAATACCAACTACTATTGTTGACAACAACATACGGTATGAAGTTGCTACCGGTTTACCAAGTGGACTACAACGAATCGCTAATTATTTCTCAGAGACCGCACGAGAAGTCGGTATTGGTCGCGGTTTGAGCGCGAAAGGTAAGGAGCTGTCACAGGCAGACGCTGATCTGGATACTCTTCGTAACAGACTGTTGTTAGAGATGACAAACCTATCAGAAGACCGTGTTCTCAAATTTGTTCAAGAGGACTTAGCTACTGAGACCAACGATCTTCGCGGCAGTTCCTTCAAAACAGATGAACGAATTTACGCAAAACTTACCGCTTTAGAAAAAGGTTTGGCAAGACAGCTACAGAACTTGGCAGAGATTGTCCCAGAATATGGTGGCGATGGTCGCAAGTATCCAAAGAGCGTTGAAGCCGCCAGAAAATCAGCTAATAACATTAAAGGTTTGATTGCTGAAGTTCAGGGCTTTAAAAACATCTACGCTAAAGCTCTGGAAACACAGACCTTGGGTTTAAACGATAGGCAAAGAGCACAGGCAAGAGACGCCTTAAAAGCTACATTAGGTCCAAAGGAATAGAAATGGCTGAAGATATCACTTTTGCGACTCCGGCAGAGCAAGCGGTTACAGTAAGCGATAAGGGTATACCTAAAATTGCAATCGACCCCATGTCTCCGATACCTGCTCCGTACACGTTCACGCCGGAACAGTTTAAAGAAGATATAAAAACATTCGGTCTGCCAAACTTAACTGCCGCGATTGTTGATTTGCAACAAGGGTCTGCTTTAGAGGGCTCAGAATACACTTATGAGTCATTAGTCGATGGGTCTGCTCCGTTTTTATCTAAATACGGAGAAGAACTTGTGCCGGGATATCGTCCGGGAGAGGGTCTTCGTGACGAACAAATATTAAGCTTATTTACCAATGTGCAGGATTTTGCTGGAAAAACTTCTCCTGAATTTGCCGCTTTTATAGAAGGGGCTAAAAGGGGGAGTGTTCGTGGGGGCGGTATGCTTGCTGGTGCTATTGCGGGCGGTAAAACAGCCGCGGCTCTTACATCTCCCATCCCGCCTGTGGGCCCACTTCCAATAGCAATTAAGGGCGGCACTATAATCGGCGGCACTATCTTAGGGGCCATTTTTGGTGACCTCACAGGAAAAGAAGCGGGAGAAGTTTTCTTTGGTGAGCAAGCTCCGGTAGTTCCCTCTTTACAACCCTACTATAATGCTGCGGAAACAAGCACCTATGGGGTTTCTATGCTGGGATCTCCTTGGCTGTTACCTAGAAAAGCCGGAGCCACAGGAGCTTTACGGTTTTTAGATAATTTTCAAAGAACAGCAAGAGGCGCAGGATCAACTTCTCCTGTAGCTCAGAACCTTACCCAACAGATTGGTAAAGAAGTTTTATCTCCTAAAGCTTTGCAAAAAGCTTTAGATGCTGGAAAGCTTGGCCCAAGAAGAAACCTCTTAGGCAAAATAACACCCGATCCTACAAAAGGGCCTTTGTCTTCAAGGGCGATAGGTGCGCTAGATGAAGGCGTCGTGAAGATGGGTGAGTTTGGCCGCAAAGCACCCATCCGTGCAGGAGCTTTGGAACTAGGCTTTGCAGGAGGTGCCGGTGGTGGTGCCTATATTGCAGAGAGCATGGCTCCGGGAGACGACCTAATTAGAGTAGGAGCAGAAGTTGTAGGCACAGGAATTGTTCCTGCAACCGCACAGATAGGAATAAGGTATGCCCCACAACTCGTTTTAGGTCCGATTCGCCTTGCTAGGAAGTATTTGACGGGAAGTGCTAAAGAAGAGTTTGATAGTAAGCTCAAAGATATTGCAGGGGGTCGCATCTATAAGGCTTTAGAGGAAGGCCCAACTAAGCCCGGTTTTGAAGATGTGCCAGATTTAACGGATGCTGAGTTTGACTTGTTGGTAAAAACTATCGGTTCTGCCTTAATTGATGACCAAGGTCGTCCGTTGAGAAGCTTTACAAGAGAATCCATTTTACAGTCTCAGGTTAGCCCTGATTTTGCTACTGAGTTTGGTGTAATTAGTGCTCAGTTAGCGGCAAAGAACAACCGCTTCTCTAGGATTGTAAATAGAATTGAGCAAGAACTAGAACGGGCAGGTAATGAGCTTTCTGTTTCAAGTAAAAAAGGCCGTGAAAGCTATATTCAAGGGCAAAAAGCCATAATCGAAGAAGCTCGTAGAGACGGAAGCACCGATGGGATAAAGCTGGCCGCGGAGCTACAGCAAAATCTTTTTGATCAAAACATAACAGATAACCTTAACGCGGCAGTAAGCAATCTAAACAAGGCTGTTGGTAGAGTTACTGGAGGGGACGAGGCTGATGGCTTAGTGTTAGCCGGTAAACTGTACGACATCATTGAAAATCAAGTTAAAGTGTCTGGAGAACGCTCACAAAAGCTTTGGCAAGCTGTAGACGGCACAGTTGAAATAAGACAGTTTTTTAACGAAGCCGGAGAGGAGCTGTCAGAACCTAACCTTGTTTCTATTTTTGATAAGCCCAGTTTACAGGGCGGCCTGAAGTTTGCTTCAGAATCAGCTAAAGATAAATTTTGGAACTCTCTTGGTGGAGGGATGAAACGTGATTACGACGAAATCGTAAAATACTTTCGTCCTGACGGAGACGGCGGCGGACGGGAAAGTTTAAGCCCTGAGTTTCAAACAAAGCTGGATGATCTCAATACGGAGTTGAAGAATTTTTCTGAAGGAGATCGGTTCGCAGTTATTAAAAGCGAACAAGACCGGCTGCTGCGGAAAGACCCTGCGACAGAAGAAGGAAAGTATTTTCAAGTTTTACAATCCATGATGGACAGAGCCGCAGATCCAACGCAGGTCCCTGATTTTCCGGTAACTACAGCTCGTCTAGTAGAAATGAGGTCTATTGCTTTAGAAGAAGCTAAAGCTTTACGGGCTACAGGCAAGAAGAAACAGGCTAGAAACGTAGAGATTTTTGCAAATTCTATCTTAGATGATTTGATTAACAATCCAGATTTTACAAATGAGGGTTACAATATAGCTCGTGCATATACAAAAGCTCGTGCGGATGTTTTTGAACGTAGCTTTATCGGAGATCTTCAGGCCACTCAGAAGAGGGGGGACCGTAGGCTATCCGCAGAAGCATTGTTAGATAAGATAAAAGGCGCAGGAAGTGTAGCAGAGTATCAACGCCTGATGGAAATAGGAGAGGTGGGTAATTTCGCTCTTAGGCAAAATCTGCCGGGAGCAGGGACTACAATTTTAACTATACACGAGGCTATGGAAAACGTAGTTAGAGTCGCTATGAAGGATGTGGTGGACGTTAAAGATGGCGTTATGACCGTTAATCCCGGAAAGCTTGCAACCTATAAAAAGAAACCTGCTACACAGGAAGTGTTTCGGGTGTTTCCACAGTTAGCTTTAGACTTACAAGATGCCCAAACGGCGCAAAGAATGTTTGATCAACTTGGGGAAGACTTAAAAGCGTTGAAGCCCCGTCCAGAAACGAAAGCTCTACAGGCAGCCTTACAGAACGAAAGCCCAACTGGGGCGGTAACCGTAGCCTTGAACGGTGGGCGGCCACAGGCGTCCATGAATGAGCTTTTGTCTCTGACTAACTTAACAGATGTAATTAACCCAGAGACGGGTGCGGCCTTTACTAAAGCTCAGCTAAAGGACGGCTTACGTATTGCTATTTTGGATCATGCGGCAAATGTCGCTGGAAACACCGGCTTTAAATTTAACCCTAGATCCATGTACGATATGTTGTTTACAACAGTTAAAGGAGCGAAACCTGCCGATAACATGAAGTTATCTACTTTTATGTTAGATCATGAACTTATTTCGGCCAAACACCTCAACAAAATTCAAAAAGCTCTTAGAGAGATGATTAACGTGGAAGATGCTTTTGCTCGTGGAGATGTTGAACAGGTTTTGTTTGACCGTCCTACCGGTGCGAAAATGTTCCAAGCAAAAATGATCGGTGCCACTTTAGGGCAAGCCGCACAAAATCAATTTAACAAGCTTTTGTCTCGTTTTGGTCTGGATATAGGCGGTGGTATTGGAGGCGGCTTGGTAGCCGCACAAGAAGGTTCGCAACAAATTCAAAACCTTTTGTTCCGAATGCCAGAGGCGGCTAGAATTAAAGCTATGACTGAAATAATGAACGACCCCAGAACATTATCTTTAATGCTACTGGACCAGCGTACAAAGGCTCAACAGCGTAGTGCTACCAGCAAAATGAACGATTTCTTAGTACAAATGGGTCTTAACTTTACATCAAAAAGAGCCCCATATGTAGAAAGAGCTATATCTAGTGAAATAGAAGAGTCTGGTGCAGGAAGTTCCGTGCAAGAAAAACCGCCAGTAGGTCCGGTAAGCTCTATTGCACCGACAGCCATGCCTGCACCACGGCCCCCAGTTCCGGCGCAACCGGTGGCACAACCCACAACCACCCTTGCGTCGGCACCCCCGCCGCCTCCTGCACCGTCAGGCCCGGTTGACCGTGCGCGGTTCGCAGCCATGTTCCCAGAAGATGCAGATCTGGTGCGTGGGATAGGAAGCCTGTAAGCATGATAAACGACGTACTAGAACTGATGCTGAAGTCCGATATGCACCGTGACTGGTACGTTGCCGATCTGGAGCGGCTGGTTATGCCTGCAATTAAAAATGACAGACTACTTGTGATGAAAGACGACACACGGGCCACGGGTCTTTTCTCTTACACGTTTTTAAATAGAGAGCAAGAGGCAGGATATAAAGACGGGTCTTTAAAACTAACACCAGATGTCTGGGACAACGGGCCAAGAGGTGGTCTGCTATATGTAATAGATTTTATAGCACCATATAACAATGCCTTAAAAGTTGCTCGTTTTGCTCAAAAAACTTTGACTGAGCGGTATCTTGAAAGTTATCCGTTTGATGGTGCAAACTTTATTCGACAGGCCATGGGCAAAAGATTGGGCTATGCAACAGGAGTGCAGTCTGAACTTGAGATAAGGAGATATTGCTGTGCTGTGTAAGAAGCGTTGGTCTGATGGCCTAAACCAAGATTTTGACTACCTCAATGAGTTTGAAGCTAAGTTCTACTGCTTTGGTGGTGATGGCGGCGGAGGCGGAGGTGCTTCTTCGGAGCCAGAGGGAACTAAGTTTAGAGGCGGCAAAATAAGTGATGAAACAAAAGTAAATATTCCTGACGCCCCACCCTCTAGACCTCCATCCAATGTAATTGAGCAGATGAACAGGCAACGCACTTTAGATATGGTTAATCGCGCTGCTCAGGATTCTTTACGCAGTAGACAAAACATTGCTCCGCGAGACTTACCAACAATGCCAGACCCTACAACTTTTCAACCGGGCCTTGGGATTGGTGAGCCTACAATGCCTACTGATTTTCAATCAGGGCGAGGTATTGGTGAGCCTGCGACTCCTACAACATTTAATCCAGCCTCCTTTACCACAGAGACCCCCGGTCTTCCTTCTCTGCCATCAATAGCAGATATGATAGACATGGCTCCTGCCGCGAACGTAAACACTTACAGTCCACCCACACAGCAAAACGTAAACCCATTAAGCGTTGATTTTGGGCCCGGAACACTAACTCCCACCTTTGATCCAGCAAATCAAGGTGTTGATTTAAACTTTAGTATACCCTTCAACACGTCTAGTGTTAGTCAACAGGGTATTGGCTCCTTAGATCAAAACAGGGTTATGGATGCACTTACTTCAGGCGTGAACAACCCACAGGCTACAACAGCTCCAACCACAGATGTTGCTTTCATGGACACCGTGCAAAACGTATTTGGAACTTTGCCCGGTCAAACTAAATACAGCGGCAACTTAGCTAGACGAGGTAACACATATACTTCAGCGTCTACCGGTGGCAGATCTAGCACACAGAAACAGAAAAACTTTCTTGATCAGATTGCAGGCACGGGTAAAACAATGGCTAGTCAAGTTGGCCTTGGTAGCTTATTCAACTAAATCAACCAATCTCTCGCCTGTTCTCCAAGAACCTGACCGGCTAAATCAATCTTACCACGCAAAGCTTTCAGTATCTTTTCATCGATGGTTTTTGGTGTAACAATATCAACGTATGTTACTTTATTGCTTTGACTAATTCGATGAGCACGATCCTCAGATTGTAGTCGTATCTCCAAGTCATAGCTGTTACTGTAGTATATAACAGTGTTAGCGGCTGTAAGTGTGATACCGTATCCACCTGTCCGCGGCTGACCGACAAAGAAACGTAGCTCACTGTCCTTGTCTTGGAATTTTGACACCGTATCTTGCCGGTCATCTTGGTGTGTTTCACCAAAATAGGTTGCGACCGCTTCGGGCCCAAAGCGGTCGCGCAGGGTAGAGGCTATCTGTTGAATGTCCTGTGTATAGGTCGCCCAAATGATTGCCTTGCCCTGTAACTCGTCGCAGATGTCAACCAATTCTTTGTATCTGTTGCTTGCTACAGGAACAATGTTGCCGTCATCATCAGTAATATGACCACAGCATATCTGCTGTAATCGCATAATCTGTGTCAACACACTAGCAGTTGTGGACAACTCGCCATTATCTAACTGAGCTAAAGCTAACTTTTTCATCTGGATATACAACTTTTCTTGCTCTGGTGTGAGCGGCACTTCACGTTTAGTGTAGACCTTGTCCGGCAGATCCAGACATTCTTCTTTAAGTATGCGGTTGCTAAAGTAATCTAACTTCTCGTTCAACTCATCTAATCTGCGATAAGATACAATCTCTTGAAAGGCCCTGTTGCCCATGGTTCGCTTTTGCACAACAGCATAACGGTTTTGAAAAGCATAGTAACTGTTAAAACCCAGTGCCTTTTCTGACAAGAAGATACACTGACTGAAGAGGTCCATAGGTGACTTTGTAACAGGAGAGCCTGTTAGGATACGCCGATACTTTGCGTCCTTAGCCAACATCATCACATTCTTTGTGCGCGTAGCCTTACGGTTTTTAATGGTAGTGCTTTCGTCCACCACCATAATGTTCGCGCAGTTTTTAACTAAGAACATGTAAGCGGCTTTGGTGCCACGCGGTGTGGACAAAGCTTCGATGTTCATTACAAATATTTTAAGACCATCAAACGGGTCATACACCAGAGCTTTCATCTCATCTTGAAACTTCTTGGATGTGGATGGTGTCCAGCGCACAACCATGCGATTGATGTCGTTTGGCAGGTGCGTAGGTATTTCGCCTTTTACCCAGTTGTCATACACACCTTTTGGAGCTACGATTAACGCCGCTGTTATTTTTTTATCTTTGTACAACGCACCAATGGTATCTATTGCGACTTTCGATTTGCCTGTTCCCATTTCCATGAACAAGGCATAGAACTTCGCGGACCACGAGTCTTTCCAAGCTTTTAGCTGGTGGTCATACGGCTTCGTTTTAAATTTATAGTCTTTCACGTTTTTCTCCTTGACTAAGCGATTATATACGATTATATATAAAATT